CAGCAGGACTACGACCTCGCGGACAAGTTTCGCAGCCCGGTACGATGCCTGATGGTGGACAACAGCCCGAGCCCGGGGCCGTATACACGCTCTCTCGTCGAGTGGTTCCCGTATGTGGAATGGCTCGTGTGGAGGCGCAGCCAGTTGACCGGCGGGCCGTTGCCGATCCGCTATACCGCCCGCAACGTCCACGAGACCGGCAAGGTGACGTTCGACCCGCGGCCGACTGCGGCGTTTACGTACCCGACCGCACGGCTCATCTACGCGACATGGATCGACTTGGCGACGGGCGGGAGCAGCGTTCTCGACGTTCCGCCGGACGTAGACGAAGCGATCTTCCAACTCGCCGTTGCCCAGCTTATCGCAAAGAACAAGCGGTTCGGGGACGATGCGAAGATAGCATTCGACCGTGCGGCAGAAATGCGGATGCGGGTGGAGCGGAATCACCGCATCTATGGCGAGATCACACAGTGGGGAGCGAACGGATAGTATGCCGCGTTTCTTCGTAGACCAAGGACTCGTCAACTCGCGGGATCAGAGCCTCCTCAAGCCGGGGGAGTTGAGTCGTGCAGACGATGGCTACTACAAGCCGGGAGACCCCGGGCTCTGGGTTGTGCCCGGCCGAACACTCTACAACAGCACGCCAGAAGCCGGGACGATCACCGGAGTCCGGTTCCTTGGCTACGACACTGCGGCAGACATCATTGTTACTTTGCTGCCGACAGTCGGTGGCGGAACGTACCGGCGCGGGCCAGCGACCGCGACCGGCGCCTTCGTGGACTTGCTGGCAGGCGTCGGCGCAGGCACCAGGGACGGCTTCGACAGTATCTACTACAACGGCACGCATACGCTGTTCAATGGATCTTCGCGTGGCGTGGTTGTGGATTCGGCCTATGCGACCCGTTTCTTGGGGATGTTCCCGAACACCGCTGCCCCGACTGTAAGCGTTATAACGGGGGCTGGGCCCGGGTTCACGATCTCCCCGACCAAGGGGATCACCTACTGGATCGAGGAGCGGGTTAAGGTCGGAGGGGTGATCATCAAGCGGAACGCGACGCCAAGCGCCGCGCAGACTGCAACGGTGATCAATCCTGGCGCGGTGCCGGTCGTGTGGAACGTCCGAGTCTCCAAGCCCGCGACGGTAAACTCCGACGCTACGCATTGGGCGGCTTACGCAACTTCGACGTTGACTCCGAGTCCGGGCAGCGGGATCGCGAACGGCCAAGGCTTCCCGGTCGGTGCAGAGATCGGCGAAGCGCCAATCGGCACGGCGTTTATCGACGATCTGCGAACGGGCACAGATCCCGGCCTTCCGTCAGGGTCGATCTATGAGACTATGGCGGTTGGGATCGCGGGCAGCTTCTTGCAAGTCCCGCGCAACGCCGCCCCGCCGATTGCTGACACCGGGGACGTGCTAGAGGAAAGTTTTGTTCTTAACGATATCACGGATCGTAGTCTAATCCGCTACTCGTGGGCGGAAGTGCCGGATGCGTTCCCGAGCCTGAACTTCATCAAGTTCAGCGAGAAGGAACAAGATGAAGTCCGGCTCATCCGCATGGTCGGGATGGTCATGGTGGTACTGCTACGGGATAGCGCGTGGAGGATTGACTACCTTCCGCGTCCGGCTGATGCGGAGTTCAACCGAGGCCGCTGTCGCAGCCGCATCCCCGGCGCCCCTGGCGTCGTGAACAATGTCAACGCTGCCGCCGTGTTCTCGATGGGGGACAAGTATTTCCTGGCCTACGTGAGTCCGGTCGGCCCGGTCATGACGGATGGGTTCGCACAGAGCGTGTTGACGCCGGATCTTGACTGGCCGAGCATGGTCAACATGGCCGCGCTGGACAAGTGTACGTTGCTCTTCAACGAGGAGAAATATCAGGTCGAGATTCGCTACCCCGCGACCGGAAGCAGCGTCGCGAACAAGATTCTACTTCTCAACGTCCACCCGAGCCACCTTAAGGAGAATCCCGGCGGCAGCTTCGCGGGGAAGGTCAGCGGCCCGGTAGCACGGCCTAGTACGGCAGCGACGGCGGCGCTTATCAGCGATCAGCAAGGAGTCTACTCCGCACAGGCCACGAGTCTCTACTTCGAGTGGAACGGGCAGGCGGCGACGGACCCGGCGACAACGGTTCCAATCGAGCTAGTCTGCCGTAGCGGTGACATCTACCTCTCGGACCTTGGTAAGCAAGCCAACGTCGAGCGGGTCTGGATTCACCACAACATCGGCTCCGGCAACATTACCGGGCATCTCCTCACTAAGAATGAGGGGCAAAGTGACACTGACCGGACGTGGAGTATCGGAACGTCTAAACGAGAAGCAACGAGTTGGTATCTCGGGGCGCTGTCGGAAGGGATCGTCTACGGGGGCAACATCCTCTCCCCATCGATCCCGATGAAGATGAACTACTTCGTCATCGACGGCGAGGAGTCCGGCGACGCGAAGGACTAGTCGATGAGGACACTCAAGGCGATTGACCTTTCGGGGGTCACGGACATCCGGCTCCGGACATGGCTGCTTCAGCTTGCGAAGCAGTTCGCCTCGGACCAGTCGCTAGTCACGACGCCCCCGCCGCCCGTCTCTGGTGGCACGACGATCATCAACGTCGGGCTCCAGTTCGTGAACGACCTCGTCTACGGCGCGTTGCTGAATCAGGGGGCTGGGTGGGCACGGAACCGGCTTAGCTTTCGCCCGAACACTAGTCTTGACCCGCTAGTCATCGACGTGGCGGCAACGAAGCGGGCCTTCCCCTTCGTCGTGTTGGCCCAGAACTACGGCTACGTCGCAGCGGACGCGCAGAATCCGCCCCACTACTGGCAGTTCCGGATCAGCGTGGATGGGATCCCGTTCTGTGAGAACCTGGGCGAAGTAACTGCGAACCCGAACCTCAATCTGAGCTAGAGCATGGCGAGCAGATTCTACTTTGAGTCCACCATTGCCCAGACGACCGGGGTGAATGCTATCGCCTCGAACTGGACGGATGATATCCGTGCCAGCCTGGGTATCGCTGGACGTAGCTTCAAGTTGATCCCGTCTGGGACGGTGCCCACATCGACCGCCTACTCGCAGCCGCAGGGCCAGCCCGCCGTCGCACCGCCGCCGGACAAGTACACCATGCACGCGATTTTCGAGTATGCGATCCCTTCCGGGCTCGTCATCGCGGGGAACATGCGCGGAGAGCTTGCTGGTTTCCGGAACAACAACGCTAACAACATCAGCCTCGCCCTGGCGGTGACGATCCGCAACGCGGGCGTGACCAAGGCGACGTTGATCCGCTACTTTCCGGCCGCGTCCAACTTCTTCGGCTTCTTCCCGGGACATGTCGCGGATTTCCCGTCTACGGCGATCACAGACACCGGCTACATCACCGCCGCGGGAGATGTCCTCTACGTCGAGATCGGCCTCGGGTGGGCGGTGTCGGCATCGACCTGCGGCGTTACCTACGGCTACAACAACGCGAATGGAGACTGGGCAGTCGGAGCAGGCGGGACCGCAGACAGCAACCCGACAACGCACAATCCGTGGATCGAGTTCGAGACGACACTGACCGCCGCACCGGCACATGATGCCTTCTTGCTGACTGTGAGCGGTCCACTCGGCTCGCGGCCGTCCTCACCAACGACGCGGGGCCTCCACTTCGTCAACATCGAGACCGCGACGAGGACAGAGTACTTCTGGGACGGCAGTGTGTGGCAGAAGCTATACCTGGAGTCCCTCGCGACGGCGGCGGATCGGACGAAGCTACTCACGCTGTCCGATGCGGCGCTTGGGGCAGGGAATACCGGCCCTCAGCTTATGCCGAGCGCTGTGTGGGGCGGGACCGGGCTAGGACTGTTCGCGCCGAGCGGGGTCGTCGGCCTTGTCATCGGCCCGAACGGCACAATGGGTCGCGGTGCCTACAGCGACGTAAACCTGATGCGGCATGATGCTGTGACGATCTCCAGCGCGAGCCGACTCGTTGGCTGGAACCTCGTCGGGCTCAACGCGAGCGGGACCGGAGGCGTCTCGGGGATCGCCTGTACGGTGAACGATGCGCCGTCAGCTAACTCGACGAATGAGATCCTCGGCTCAGAGTGGCTTCCTCGCGCGAACAATGTCAACGCGAATGGGCCGGTCACTGGAGTCCGCGTCCAGCAAGGCGGCTACTCGGGAAACTCCGCGACGCGCGGGGCTGTGAAGCTGTTCCAAGCCAAGGCGGCATCGTCCTACCTCAACCAAACCGTGCCGTCGCTGGCGTACTACACCATCGACCAGGTCCCGGCCGCGGTGGGGACGATCTCCGGCTCGCAGGTGGGGTACAAGCAAGAGTTAGTCTTCAACATCGGTGCGACGCGGAGGGGTGTACAGACGATTAACAGCATCGAGATCATCGGCAATCCGAGCGGTGGGGCCGCTGTCGGTCGCTTCCAGGTCAGCGTCTTCGACCGTGGCTACATCTACAAGGACAACCAGGGCACGGCCCACTTCTGGGAAATGAAGGGTCTCGCGGACGGCACGCCGATCATCCTTGACCTCGGCACGACGCAGCCGACGACGTAGAGGGAACATGGCACTGCGAAGCTACTTTCATCTGTGCAGGCAAGGGCTCGCGGCAGATCGCCCGGCGAACCCGAGCGGAGACTGGCACTACTTCGCAACGGATACGCTAGTGCTGTCGATCTACGATTCCGGCGCCGCGGCGTGGCGGGACTTCCCGGCCATCTTCACGCTTCCGCTGAGCATAGCGAATGGTGGTACCGGGCAGACGACAGCCCAATCCGCCTTCAACGCCCTTGACCCGCTTACGACGAAGGGGGACATCATTGTTCATGACGGCACGAACAGTGTCCGGGTGCCGGTGGGTAGCGATGGGCAGACAATCGTCGCGGATAGCAGTGACACGGAGGGTGTCGTCTGGCGAACGACCATAGTCCGGAAGACCGCGGACCAGACAACCTTCAGCACAACGCCGGTCGATGTCACGGATCTCACCATCCCCGTCGCAGCGAATCGGAAGTACAAGTTCCGCGTCAATCTGATGTACGACAACACGATTGCGACGGAGGGGCCGCGGTTCAGTATCAATGGCCCGGCTTCGCCGACCTCGCTGCGGTTCGTAACCCGGGTAGACACGAGCAACACCGCGTCTCGCGTGGATACGTTCACCGCTTACGACAACGCCTTCTCGTTTAGCTCGGGTATTGTGTCCATCGTCGAAGCGGTGATCGAAGGCGTTCTCGAAAACGGCGCGAACGCAGGCAACCTGACCGCCCGCTTCTGGACGGAGACCGGGAATGCGGGGACAGACGGCACCACTGTCCGCTCGAATTCATCCATGCGTGTCCAGGAGATTCCGTAATGGCAACGGCGGTGTTTCTGCGATTCCTCGATGCCGTTCCGAGCGGAGTGGACTCGCTCCTTCGGGCGGAGTACGTCATCTCCGGTCAGGGTATCACGAAGGGAAAGACTCTATCCGTCGTCATCACCGTCACGGCGTTGGACACAGCGACTACAATCGGCACGAAGCTATCAACGGCACTGCTAGCCGTCGCTAGTCAGCAGGGCATCGTGCTCCAGGCAACAGATATCCTAGCACCTAGCATTCTAAGGGGGACGTAGTGGCACAGCTAGTCATCACGATTCAGCTTCAAACGAACGGCGGCGCGACGCTGGCGACGGCGACGCGGACACGGGCGAACTTTGACAACACGGACATCGACAACGCGGTGAGCTTCCTCAACAGCGCCCGGATGCAGAGGATCATCGCCGAGTTCGCAGGCGCGGCGAGCGGTGACTTCACCTTCTCCGGCACGCCGACGATTACAATATAGGAGGCACTGTGATCAACCGAGACGACATGCAGCATATCGCGATGCTGATGCTAGAAATGCAAATCAACCTCGGCCGGGCGGTTCGCGAGAACGACCGACTAAACGCCGAGCTTGCTAAGAAGGGTGGGAACGAGGTGCCGATTGTCCCGCCCGAAAAGAAGGAGGAGTAGATGGCTTTCGATTTCGATTCTGCAATGGCCGGGGCGCAGACGGGAGCGAATGCGGGTCCCTACGGTGCCATCGCAGGCTTCGCGGTGGGTGGCTTCCTCGGGGGCCGCGCGGGGAGCAAGCAGAAGAGGCTCATGAAGAAGAGGGAGAAGCGGATTCGTTATCTCACTAGCCCGCAGCACTTCGCGGATGTCACGAAGCAGTTGACGCCGCTGTTTCGCGAGCAGGTGGCCGGAGGCGCGGGTGCGGAAGCCACCGCAGCCATCAACACCCGGCTCGCACGGAGCGGCCTGAGTAACACCGGCATTGGCACGGCCATCGCGGGTGGCGCCGCGGCAGTTCCCGAGGTCATGGCGTTCAAGGCAGCGTTGGGCCAGAGCGGCGACATCATCAGCAACCAGCTTGAGCATCTCGGGGCGCCGATCCCCGAGTCCAACTACGCGAACGAGATCGGGCAGATTGGCGACGCCGTCAGCATGTTCAAGCAGCTTGGGGCGAATCCGAACGAGGGACCGGCCGGTGGACTCCAGCGTCTTGGCAAAGGCGAGTTCGATACCGCGGAGGCCGACTACAACCGCAGCGCTTCCGACATCTTCTCCAACCCCGACAAGTACAACCCCTTCGCGGCCCGGAGGTAGGCGATGGCATATCATCCGATTCAGCCGGGGCAGAGCTTCGACGACCCCGAGCCCGCACAGGATGCTAGCGATGCCCTTCTCCAGGAGTTCCTCGGAGCGCTGCAAGAGCCGGAGGAGGAAGCAGTCGCCGCGCCGCCGGAACTCAGCGTCGGAGAGCGTCTCTTCCACGCGATCAAGGGGGCGAGGGAACCGGAGTACGCCAAGCGAGTAGTCGAGCCGATGATCGCCGAGCGGAAGAACTTCGGGACCAAGCAGAGGGCATTGGCTGGGCAGAAGCGACAGGCGCGGGTGAAGGAGCTTGGCGGGGCCTACAGCGCCGCTCAACTCGGGAAGCTCCGTGCGGCGCAGGCGGAAGCCGTCCCCGAAACCACGGCGGCGCGAAAGATGACCGCTGAGGCGTCTCGCGACCGCGCCGCGGCCGCCGTTAAGCGGGGCGGGAAGATCCGCAACTTCATCGAAGCCGTCAAGGACCAGTCCGGTCAAGTCGTCGGCCAAGTCAACGCGCCCTACGTCGAGGACGTAGACGAGGACGGGAATCAGATTCTACGGCGGATTGAGATGGTCTCGAAGGGTCCGGAGGGCGAGGAGATCCGCACCCTCGCGACGCCCCGCCCGACCGTGCCCAAGGTCATGACCGACGAGACGGGCAAGCAGACGCTTGTCGAGCCGTTCACCGGGAAGCAGGTCGGAACCGGCATGAACAAACCTCCGTCCCCCGGCATCCAGCAGGCCGGAGCCCGAGCTATCTCCACCATCGCGGGTTTCAAGGACATGGAGGCGGTGTATCGGGACTACCAAGCCACCCAGCTTGGGCCGTCGCCTAGCCTCGGGAAGCGGCTCATAACGCAGGGCCGTGGCAAGCTGACGGAGAAGTTCCCGTCCACGATGGCCGTCATGGACCCGAAGACGATCAACTTCGTCCGCGCCCGCCGGGCCGCACTGAACCGCTACATCAAGGACGTGACCGGAGCGCAGTTCAGTATCAAGGAATTGGAGCGCTACGAGAGCCAGCTTCCGGGACCGGGTGAGGGGCCGGAGACCGCGATCCCCGCGATCCAAGCTCTCGTCAACCAGTCGCTTGAGCAGCTTCGCGCGTTCATCCGGCAGAACGGCGGGCTGAACGCCATGATTGCCAACCCCGAGCTTCAGAAGAAGCTCGCTCAGGAAACAGACTTCTCTGCCTTCGTCCCGGGACCGAATACGGCGAAGTGGCTTGATGAAGGAGCCCCGGCTCCCGAGGCCGAGGCCGCCGAAACTGCCCCGGCCGGAATTCCGCCCGGTAGTCACCGCGCGGGCCGCTCGCGCAAAACCGGCCGCCCCGTCTGGCGCGACCCGTCCGGCAAACTTTGGAGTGAATAATGCCTGAACCTATTGAAGAAGACGATCTCGAACCGTTGAGTGAGGAAGACCTCGAACAGCCGAGCGAGACGGCGGAGCAGCGCCGGGCCGCCATCGCCTCGACTCCGATCCCGGAGACCTCCGCCCCGCCGCTGTGGAACCCGAAGTCCAGGGCCGGAGTGCGCCTCGTGACCGGCCTTGCAGGCCCGACCATCGCCGCGGCCCCGTTCACTGGCGGCGCGAGCATCGTGGCAGGCATGGGGGGCGCCGCGGTCGCGGAAGGCATCGACGCGCTGATGTCACCCGGTACGCCCTTCTCCGGCGAAGGCGAACAGCCCAGCCTCGCAGGCGCTGCGGCCCGAGTCGGTGCCCAAGGCGCCATCCCGCTCGCTCTTGGCAAGGTCGGCAAGAAACTCGCCCCGCTCGCGGAGAAGATCCCGGAGGTTCTCCCCAAAGCCGTTACCGAGAGCCGAGCCGCGAGCCTGATGCGGAACATCATGCACAAGTCGGAGTTGTTCCGGTTGACGACCACTGAGGACAAGGAGATCCTCGACGGCATTGTCCAGGAAGCCAACCACAGTTCCCCGCTCATCGACGCCACGGATGTCCTCGGGAAGCTGAGCGAGCATAAGCCGATCTTCGGACAGGCCGAGTACAACTCCCTCGTCAACACGTTCAAGGATGCCGCGAAGGAAGGGAACGGCACCCTCGGCCTAGGCGAGATCCACGCCATCCTCCGCCAAGCCCGAGCCCAAGCCCTCACCCGCGCCGACCGTCAAGCCGTTGAGATCGCAAAGAAGGATCTCCTCGATACGATGGAGAAGCATATCGCCGAGGTACATCCACTCAAGGAAGTCGCCGCGAAGCAGTTCCGCCGCCTCAATAATGAGATCGGCATGAAGCTGGGGATCGCGGAATCTGCCTCCGCTCTCGTCAAGGGCAACCCCCTCCGCGCCGTCATGAACATCGCGCAGAACCGAGACGCGATCAACACGCTGCGATCCTTCGATGCGGTCTCCGGCTCCTCGCTCGCGCCGGAGCTAGAAGCGCTCTCTGGGCTCGTTCTGAAGGAAGGTAACAAGGCCAGCCAGGTCGCCCTCCTCCAGGCCGCGCAGGAGGACGCTCGGAAGCTGCTCCGCGGCATCATCACCGCCTCGGCCATCGGGACCGGCGGGATGAGCAACGTCCTCATGAGCATCCTGATTAACCGCGTCCCGGGCGGGCTGCCGTTTGAGAAGACGCTTGCTCTCGGCGCCAAGGGCCTTGCCGGTGTCAGCCAGCCGCTTACCGCCGGAATCGCCCGCGGTGTCTCTGCTGGCCTCGACTCCCTGTTCCCGTCCGAGCAGCCTCCGAAACCAACCGATGAAGCCGACCTGGAGACTCCCTAATGCCCGCGATCAACTTCGCTTCCGTCCGGCTCCTCCGCGAGTTCAATGACATCGACTCGAAGCTGTACGAGGTGTTCATCACCCTCGCCGAACGCTTCTGGCCGGACTCGCGACAGGCTGTCCGTATTACCTGCATCTTCCGCAGCGCCGCCGAGGAGGCCGCCGCGGGTGGGAAGTCTGGGATCCATGCCCTTTCCTCTCCCTACCGCGCCATCGACATCGGCGCGAAGGAGTTCACCCAGGCCGAGATCGACGCCGCCGCGGCCGCCGTCAATGCCGTCTGGGTCTACGATCCCGCCCGCCCCGACAAGCTAGTCTGCTTCGCGGCCCCACACGGGACCGGCCCGCATTTCCACCTTCAAATTTGCGCGAACACGAGAAAACGATGACACACAGACATCTTGCTTGGTTTGCGGGGATCCTTGACGGTGAGGGATACATTGGCTGCTTTTATGCCGACAAGGCCAAGAAGCGACCACGAGTAGCGATTTCGATTAGCATCACGCATCGCTACATACCACTTGCTTTCCGCGCACGATTTGGCGGGAGTGCGATCCGGTTAAGGAAATATCCGAGAAACCGGAAGACGGTTTATCGCTGGTGGATTGTAGACAAGGCGGCTCAAGAAGCATTGCGAGAATTGCTTCCCTTTCTTACCATAAAGCGCCGTCGAGCTATTCAGGCGATCACATGGCAGCCGTGGCGGCCGCGTGGCTGGAATCAGTACAGTCAGCCCTTTGTGGTACCTGAACTCCCGTACCAATCCACTAGGAGACGCTAGATGCTCCCCGGCAATGGGCTCGAAGCATATCTCATAGGCGTCGTTGTCCTAGTCTTCAATGCGGGCGGCGTTTTCTACCTAGCCAAAAACCACTTCGCGCATATCAATGTGAAGCTGGACAGCATTGCGGATCGTTTCGACATTCGCCTTCGCAGCGTGGAACAACGCCTCGCCCGTCTCGAAGGAGCCCTCCGGTTCCCCCGCGACTTGACAGAAAACTAACGCAGGGTTATATTATAGGAGGAGGGTCTGTGTCCAAGTGGAAGGAACTCAGCGTCGTCTTCATCGGCTGGCTAGTTGCGGCGTGTCTGCTTCTTGCAATCTACTTCGGGTGTCGGCCGCCCGCTGGCTGCCACGAAGCCGAGGTCATCGAGCAATCCTGGATCGACGCACTCAAGATCGCCAAGGTTCCGCTAGCCGATGCCCCGGCCCGTCCGCGCAACGTCCGTATCGTCTACGAGGCCCGTTACTACCCGGGCGATGTTCCCTTCGTCGTCTTTCGTACCTGTGGCAGGACAGAACTATACGCGACCAAGAACGCAGCCGGAGCATGGAATCCGGTGTCCTACGACATCCAAATCTACGTCGCCGCGAACGATTGCCACATGCTCCACCTCGCCCTAGTCCACGAATTCCTCCATGTCATCGGCGCCGAGGCCAAGCATATCCCCCTCGACGAAAGCGAGGTTTGGGTTCGCAGCATCTTCCACGCAACCTGCCAGTAGGAGGCGACTTGTCTGTGCTACAGCGTATCGCGTTGATCCCCGATCTCCACTGCCCCGACCAAGACGACCGGGCGGTGGATCTGACGTGTAAGGTCCTCGAAGCGGCCAAGGTAGACCGAATCATCTTCCTTGGCGATGTCCTCGACATGGCGTGCTTCACGCACTATGACCACGACCGAGGCTTGCTGCCCGGCTCCTTCCAGAAGGAACGCAATGTGTGGAAGAAGACGGCGGGTCGGATCCTCTCCGCTGCGGGCACGAGCATCCCGGCTGATGTCCTCCAAGGCAACCACGAGTTCCGCTACATGCGTGGGTTCCTCTGGCAGATGCCGCAGTTTCGCGGCTTCCACGGCATGTCGTGGGGCGACATCCTCTACGCAGCCGACCTCGGCGTGACGTGGATCCCTGGCTCAGAGCTTTGGCTCGCCTCGCGAAACTTCCTCGTCACCCACGGGAAGATCGTCCGGAGACACTCCGCGTACTCCGCCAAGGCGGAGCTCGATGACCGCGGCGTCAGCGGCGCCAGCGGCCACACCCACCGCATGGGCCAGTACTTCGTCACGCGCACCGGCAGCAACAAAGTCTACTCCTGGACCGAATGTGGCCACCTCAGCCGGAACCCGCCTCACTACCAGCGGCCGAACGAGGGCCGTGTGAACTGTCAGCACGGGTTCGCTATCATGGCGGCCGCGAAGTCCGCGTACCGCGTCCCGGAGCTAATCCCCTTCTGGAAGCATGGCTCTCGCTACCGCGCCCGCTGGCAGGACAAGGAGTTCACCGCATGAAGAAGATTCGTTTAGGCAAGACGCTGCCTGTCCTCGCCGTATGGTTCAAGGACCATGCCTCCAACGATGCCTGGGGCGCGGAGGCGAAGGGTGGCCTAGAGGAAATCTTCGCCGTTGGTATCCTCACCCACGAGGACAGCGAAAAGATAGTCATCGCCCGAATGGCCGGACTCTCCGACTCCGTCTTCGAGGGAACGCTGACGATTGCTATGTCATGCGTCACCCGCATCAAGCGCATCGGCGCGAGCCCGATCCCGGCTAAGAAGGAGATCAAGAAATGATGCGCTACGGAGCCCGAGGGTTGAGCCTACGAGCGAAGTTGATCATCATCGCGGCAGCCATTCTAGCACTACTAGTCGCGGGCGCGGCTCTCTACCACCGCGCATATCAGGCAGGAGTCGCCGACCGTGCTGTCACGGAAGCGGCGACCCGAATTGAGGAGGCAAAGAAGGATGCGAAGCAGGCTGAGGAACGTGGGGATGGTGCTTGGCTTTACCGTGATATCTTGGACCGCGCTCGCAAGCCCTTGCCGCGCTGACGGGGTCGGGGGTGTTGACTATGCGATTTGGCGGCCGAGGCCGGTAGCGGCCGGTCTATCGGATACAGCCGAAGCAGCGGCCGTAGGGCGTCAAGAAACGCCTTCTGTGGATTCAGGGTCATCTGCAAGTCGTAACGAGAACGGCTGCCCCGCGTCGTCGGACCTGTCCCCTCTCCGCTGGATCTGCTTGACTCTCCCCGAGGCGCGAGAGGTAGATATCCGCCTAGCTGTTCTCGAAGGTCGTCTAGCTGCCGAGCTAGCGAAGAAGCCGAAGCGGCTAGGGTTCGCGCTTGGTTGCTCGCTTGGCGCAGCCATATCCGCCACCGGAGAATACGGACTCGTTCCGCCTTCGTGTGGGGTGTACTATGGCTTCTCGTTTCGGCTTGGGCGGTAGTTGCCGCCGCCTTATTGCAGCATTCCGCGCACTGTCCATCTGCGAGGGCAAATCGTAGCTCCGGCGTGAAGGTCATACCCTGATTCTCCAGGCGTCGAACCTCTCGTTCATGATTCGTTGTCACGCTGCGAACAGTCTTCCCGCAGCCAGGGCAGGGATAGCTACGAACGCGCATTTCGCCTCGGGAAGTAGCGAAGCTGGATCTTCTTGATGGGGAACGTCTCGCCCGCCTTCCGCGCCGTCTTGATAAAGACCCGCTCCGCATAGTTCGGCCGTCCTATCGTCAGGACGAACTCCTGGGTCCGCGCGTTCGCTCGGTCCCGGTGCCGTCGAGTCAGCTTGACGACGTAGTTGGGCGCATGGTAGTACGCCGCCTTCTTAACCCACTTCCCACTCGCGCAGAGGACTAGCCGCAGAAACGTCCCGCTCACTTCCTCCTCCGCAGCGGAATCAGCTTGTAGACGTTTCCTTGAAGTAGGTTGGCCGCCTTCAATCCCTCCTGGCACAAGCCGTAGACATAGTGCGGGCTCGTGCGAAAGTAGCCCAACCCGCCGCTCTTCCGGTCGTAGAGAGAAATCGTTACCTGAGAATTACCGGAGGGCTTGCCCGCCCCGTTAACGGTCGGCGTCACCTCGTCCACCTCCAGCACGATCCCGTCGAACCTCTTCGTCTTCTTCTTGAGTACCTTCCGCGTCTTCTTCACTTCTTCTCCTTCTTCGTTGTGGATTCCGCTTCCTCGAACACAGTAAGGATATCATCCTCGCGAAGGATGACGTAGCTCTCCGTCTTGAACGTGACGGGGTTCGTCTCCTCGTAGACGACGCCCGCGAACTTGCCGATGAGGACGATATCCCCGGGCTTGACGGTCATGGGCAGCCGGTAGGACAGGTTCTCGACATCGGAGTTGGCGGGCAGCGCGGCGTCCGGATTGAACCTCCCCGGCCCCACCGCGATCACCCTCGCCCGCATGGGCTTCTCCGTGCTCACCTCGCGCACGATGAGTTTACTCGCCGGAGCCTCGTCTAGACGCTGAACGATCACCCTATCGTACAGCGGTTTTTGTTTCGAGATCATGTCCTTTTCTCCTGTGATAGTAGCGTAGCATTCTAGCATTCTCGCACGTTCGGCAAAGCCAACGCCCCCGAACAACCCGTAGATTGCTTCCAGTCCGTGAATGGGTACACACCCTTCTTCGTCCGGAATCGAGAAACTGATGCGCGAGCGGGGAAACAACGATCAAGTGATCCGGTCGGTAGCATCGTTTATTCTGGCAGAGATGATGTAATTGGCCCCAAGCTGGGATCGGGCCATTCACTTCCTCCCAAACGGCTCGGTGCATAAGAAAGCAGCGCCTCCCTATAACCCGTTGAGCGTATCTAGTTCTTGGGGATTTCAGCCAGATCCAACATGGAGTCACGACAGTATCTTCTCCCCGACGATCACTAGCAGCCGATAGATGCTCAGCGTCCCCTCCAATCTCTCGTTGTCGAACACCGGTATCCCGCACATAGCCGCAACGAATGCCTCGGTACAAGCGCCCTGACTGTTCCCCCACCCGGGTAGCATCAGGATCCCATCACACGCTAGCAGTGCAGGCAGGTCCCGGCTCATGAACTCCTTCGTCGCACCGGGCTTCGCCGCTACTTCCTCAATTCCTTTCAGGTCGCTGCCATACGCCTCCCGGTCCATCTCCGCCGGGCTGACGACTTCATGCCCCTTCGCCCGCAGCCGGGCCGCAGCCGCATCGAACGCCGGGAAGTTGAAGTCCTTGTGCCCGCGCATCGGGCCTGCGATGTAGAGTTTCATTTCCCGTTCTCCTCCTCGTACAGCACTTGCATGATCACCGCGTAGACCGCGACGTCGCGAATACTGTCGAGTGCGCTCTCGTTCACCAACTCCCCGCGGCGGATGAACGACTTGAGCCGGGTGATCTTGTCGTTGAGCCGGATGAGCGCCCCGATCCACGGCGCGACTCCGAACTCGGCACTCGCCCGGACGTTCGCATACGGGTCCGTCGCTCCGCCGTAGTCCTTCCCCTTCTTGTTGTGCAGCGCGGACATCTCGTCGAGGATCCGGTCGAACGGGTCATTCTCAAACGTCAGTGCTGATGGCTGCTTCTCTACCTGCATCTCCTCTAATGCCTCTTCAGCCAACTTTCGCCCCTCAGACGCAATCCCCTGATCCCTCGTCTGCTCGTACAATCGCCGCTCAATCTCGGTCGGTTTGATCTGCATCTCCTCCAACTCCTTCCTGAGCCGTTCGCTCATGAGTGATGTACCTCAAAATGGCAATTTGCACAAAGCAAAATGCACTTCTTTCGTTCCGGATCGTGTGGGGACCAAACTCGCCGCTTCTTATCCCGAAGATGATGAAAGTGCAGGGCAGCGGCACATTTGTTGTAACCGCACCGAGTACAACCATGCCGCAACTTATACAGCCGTAGCTTCTTTAGACGGGCTTGACGCTGTGCGCGGCCTAATTCCCTCGGACGTTCCTTTTGACATTTGCGACAATGGAGCCTTCCGGCGCTTGGAAATCGGATTCTCGCTCCACACCGAACACACGGCTTCCGCTGCTTGCGGCGGTACTTCATTTGGTGTCGCTTTGCCCGAATAGGATGTAGAAGCCGCCATCGGGCACTTCGCTCAGAACTTGACATCCCCATTGGTAGCCTTTTTAGCTTCCTCATACGGCACCGTCTGCCGTCGCCGGAACTCATCCACGGCCTCCATCACGACGCCCCTCACCAGCGCGAAGTCGACGAAGTGGCCGCCCCAGCGGGACACAACCCTGCCCATCAGCCTATACACAATATAGGCCAACTGCCCGGGCGAGTCAACCTTGCGGGCGAGGATCTCGATATCCGCGTCAAACGGGGTCCGGTCTACGGCTTCAATGTACGGCATGTCAATCCCTCGTCGTTGCCAGGAGGCGGATCGCGATGTCGATCACCTCCTCGGCAGTTAGGTTAGGGAATCGCTTCTTTAGAACCGCGACCATGCGTTGGAGCGTCTCGCCTTCTTTGTCGGTCATCGACACACCGGCAACCCTCCAAGGAAGAACACAACATGGCTCCGCGCCACGTCCACTCGCCATAGGCCGTCTAGCCCGGCCTTCTGCTTCCCCTTCGGTGGGAACTCGGTCAAGAACTTCACGCGGAACGGTGGCCGCCATGCCCCCCACGCATTCTTCTCAAGCGCCTTGTACGCTGCCGTTGTGGCATCATTTGGCAGGATGAACGCAATGAAGCAGTCCGGCCCGGCCTCATGAATCGCCTTCCCCACCCAATCCAGCATCCCCGAGTACGGCGGGTTCACGAAGACCTTATGACCGCTCCACGGCTTGCTCAGTCCATCGTCCTTCTCCGTGTAGAACACCGGAACCGCAAGCGGGTTCTTCTCACTCGTACATGGGTCCAGCGTGAAGTTGAACATCGCGTTCAGCGGCTTCCAGACCTCTGGCGGAGTCAGTCTCTCATCGCTTGGTCGGCTCATTGCGGTTCCCCAGCAAATCCTTTAACATAGCCACTAGCGTCTCCACTTCCGTCAGCCGCGCTCGGATCTCCCGCGGGATCCACTGCTCGGCTGGCTCCTTCCAGTCGCTTCGCCCTTTCGATGATTCCTTCTGCATCGACTCTCTCCTTGAATCGTACCCGGCACCGCTTGTTCACCAGATGCCAGGACTTGAAGTCATGGACATAGAACTGTCGTCCGTCCTGCATGAAGGCTCGGATCAGCGTCCCGATGTACTCCCCACAGTTCACGCAGGCCACGACGCGGATGCCATTCCCGCGCTCGCCCCATGCTCGATTTGGCCGCCCGTTCCACCGTGCCCTAGCCGCCCAGCCCATCAGGGGACCACCTTTGCCAGTGCGGATGCTAACTCTCGATAGACGTTCTCCGTTTTCCTCTCCTCAATCCGCCCGCCCGACCGGGCCATGTACAACTGCGACTCCGCCTCAGCGGCCTCCGATGCTAGCGCCGCGATGCAGCCAGAGCAACACCCGCTCGAAGTGAGCCGCTTCCCTTTGTACTTCGTCAGCGCCGTGTTCTCGCGCCCGCAGTCCGCGCACGTCCCGATCCGATACTCCCGTTTGCCGTGGACGAGGACCTTATGGTAGGTCGGGGCGGACGGCGGCTCCATCGGATTACTGGACACGTGGCCGTTTGACCCAACATTGACCCAAGGCGTCGGCGGATGTGTCGGCCCGTTCACCACCACGACCGGCGACATCCCGCCCGGATACGGTGAACCAGCAGCCATCTTTGCCCTCCACGCCGCATTCACAGCGAAGGATGCCATCAGCTTTCCATGGTCATGAAATGTCGCCACCCATACTCCTGCCGATGATCCATCCATCACGTCGAACCCATGCCCGTTGAAGCATTGGCAGTGCTGGATTGGAAGCGGTCGGACCGAGTCCAGCACGAACGTCATGATCCCCCCGCACCCACTAGGGCACATCATCGTAAACGTCTCAGTCGCCACTTTTCTTCCTCCCAGTATAGAGTTTGTTCCCACCAATCCGTGGCTCCGGCGGGTACTTGATGTCCTTGAACGGTGTCCCCTTCCGCGTGTACTCCAGATACAGCTTAACGACATCCGCGGCCCAGACTGTCTTCGCGAATGACTTGCCCGAGGTGTCCGACCCCATCCGCCGGTTCTGAACCGAGTAACTCCCCTTCCGCAACCCCGACCGGCCTCCGAACGTCCGCCTTGCCGCCCGCTTCTGATACGACAGTTCACCCACGCATCTCCTCCAACCCCTCCGCGTTCTCCGTCTTCTTGCACCCCACCGCGAGGCACTTCTCGCTGTGCAGGTGCCGCTTCCCACCGTTCTTCCCGACGCTGATCTCCACCGGGCAGCGGAACATTCCATAGACCGGCAGCACTCCCATCTCCGGCCATGCCCGTTCCATGATCGACCACACCTGACTCGCTGCGTAGGCGATGTCCGTAGTCCGCACATACAGCCAAAAGTTGTCGTGCATCGTCACCCGCAGCGACGATTCCCTTATCTTGTCAAGGTCTTCGCTCACCACCTTCATCATGTCCCCGACATCGCTCTGCGGCTGCCCGGCGAGCGCCTCGTTCCGGTCCGCCAGCCGCCATACCCCGTCCCTCTTCTCCTTGTCATACGGCCCAAGCGGGAGCCCGAAGTTGTTCCGCAGCCAACCTGTCTCCAACGCCTCGGCCTCGACATCCTTGATTCTAGCTAGTAGTCTAGGATACGCCTCGAAGTACCCCGCGTGCAGCCGCGCCGCGATCTCCCTCGGCAGTCCGAAGTCCCGTGCCGTCTTCGCAACATCCATCCCGTAGTCCCAGGCGTGCGTCAGGATCTTCCCGTTGTCGCGGTACGACTTCCGCTGCGGGTCATACGGGAACACCAGCGTTCGCGCATCCTCCGGCGCCAGCTTCACCCCAATCGCCGCCGCGAGCAGGATCGCATTGTTCGTGTGGATGTCCTCGCCTCGCAGCCACGCATCGAGCAGCTTTGTCTCCTTTGCCCTCCATGCCGTTACCCGCGCCTCAATCTGCGAGTAGTCCGGGCTCATGATCACCCAGCCCGCCGGGGCGATGTAGATACTCCGATCCGCGTCCGGAATGTTCTGCTGATTCCCGGCCGCAGCGAACCTCACCTTCTCGCTGTCCTCCTTGTCCGTCCCACTCGCGTACCGAGCCGTACTCGTCCGGTGGATGCTAAATCTCGTCCTCGCGAAGCCGTCCCACCCCTTCAGCGGCTCGTCATTCTCATCCAGCCCAACATGCAGCGTGTTGTTCAACCTCCACTGAGCATACGTCGCGTCCACCTTGAGCCGGAACAACTCGACATCCGGGTGCCGTCGCTGGAGGATCTCCATCGCCTTATCGTCTATCTGCGGGATCCCCTTCTTCTTCGTCTTCCCGGCCGGGCGAATCCAGTCCTTCTTCGCACGCTGTGAGTTGAGCCCATCCGGGTCGAAGAGGAGCCAGCGCCAGTGATCCGGTTTACTCGGGTCGAACTTCTCGCTGATCCGCTCCAGCACACCGCGCCCCTTCCGAATCCGGGCCTTCAAGTCCTTGAGGTGATCTCGAAGCGCCCCCGCCGCCTCGAATACCCGAAGGCACCCCTCACACTTCTTCCGCTTCGTGATCCCAGGGTAGTCCGGATGCACCGGGCACGTCGGAGCCTCGACCACGCTTCCGATTGCCTCCACCTCCAGCTTCGCAATCGCCGCGACGACCTTCTTACGTCGCTCATAGTGAAGGCTCTGAGCGATCTCCCCGATCCTTTCCTCCGCCTCTTCCTTCGTTCTCTCTGCCTCCTGCCTCAACTGCTCGCGACGGTTCACGTCCACCATCAGTCCCCGCCGCTCCATGTTCACCATCGGCCGGAACGCCGCCATGTCGATCTTCGCGAACCGCTCTAGGAGCCCCTTCTGCCGCATCAGTTCCCACAGAGCAATCTTCGCCCGGTGATTGTAGATCCCGTCGAGCCCGTTATACAGCATCCGGAAGTCCTTCTCCGCCACCCCCGGAAACGCCACCCGGTAGAACGCCTTCGTCGCCCTCGTCTCCGGCCGCTTCCAGTAGACGATGTCCGGGAGCAACCTCAGCGCCACCCGGTCTAGGCTCAGCCACTTGACCGGAATCTTCTCCTTCTCCCCCGCGGCTTTCTTCTGCGACACGGGCGGCCAGACCCGCGCGGCTGCTACAATCGTATCCCGGATCGGCGAGACGACCTCTAGTCCATTCGCGAGGAACGCGGAGACATCATGGCTAAAGTTGTGGCCGATCTTGGTGATGCGGGGGTCGGCGAGAATTTCCCTGACGACACCCTGATACGCCAGCGTCCACGGAAACACGAACACCTTCGCCGGTCCCTGCGTCACGCAGCATAGCTCGATGAACGCGGGCCGGTCCTCGGGGTTCTCGATGTCTAGTACTGTCTCCGTGCTCGGGACGATGTCCGCGAGACGCGGATTGAGGATGATCTCCTGGCGCTTCCACCTCGGCTCGGGTGGCGGGCTATTCGCGGCCGTCCACGCTCGCCGGATGTTCGCAAGGATCTCCGGCATGAATCGCTTCTGGCCGCGGAGGGCGAAGGCGGGGTGAAGGGTGGTGACAACGGTGTGGATGGTATCCGGTGCAAGCTCCAACGGCGGCCGCTGACCACCTGTCAGGTCAAAGTATATTCCGTTGACCTCCTCCACCGTAAACACGCTTCCATGATACTGCATGATCCCGGGCTCGGAGATCCTCTGCCCATCCTCGCGGGTCCATGTATACGCCCGTAGCGCTGTGCCCCACTCCAGCGCATCCGCGCCGATGAGCAGGACGGCCTTCGTCCCTTCCTGCCTCTCCAACTCCCGGTTCAGATACGCCGCCGTGCAATGCGCGATGCTGGCCGCCTTGACCTCCGAGGTCTCATCCGCAGGCGGCAAGCAGCGGCGGACGTTCTCCAGCCGGACCAGCTTCCGGGCCTCCGTTCCCCCCAGCCCCCGGTCCACCAGCTTTCCGCTTGGCCCAACGAACGGCTCGCCTACCTTGACCTCCTCACCGCCCGGCGCCTCCCCTACAACAAGAAGCCGGGCATCTCTCGGCCCGGCTCCGGGGACATACCCTGTCCCGCAATTCTCCAGCGGGCAGCCCTTGCATCCCTCCGGCTTCTCAAGCACACGGCCCCCTAGAACGCCTCGATTCCCTCGACATCATCACACTGCTTCTTGATCCCCGGCTGGCAGTAGTCCGTACACTTCGTATTATTGTACATCGACCGCCCGACTAGCGCAACCTGCTTCACGTTCTCCTTGAACGGAACCCCGTCATGCTGCCGCCGGAAGAATAGCTGATACTCCCGGATGATCTCGCGGACGGTATGGACTCCGCCCCCCGGCTTGATGTCTAGGATCTGCTCCTCGCTCAGTAGCGGCAGCACTTCCGGAATCCACGGTCTCGGCCCCCGCCTCGCGGTCATCGCGCCGTGATAGGCAATCAACTCCTGGACCTTCCCTATCGCCGCCTCCTCCACCTGCTCCAGCGAATGCCGGTAGATGTTCAACTGCGCGGCCGTCGTCCAGTCCGTCTTGTTGTCTCGCCCCTTGAACCGCTGACTGCTCTCCGAGTGCAGCTTGTAGTCGTGGATCCCACCATACCCCAGCGTGATCTTGTCGATCTTCCCGCAGAGGACGATGCCCTCCGTGCCCACCAGCCCCATCTCGCCCCGAAACAATCTCGCCGCGGGCAGCCGATCCCCGGGCACGCCGAAGCGAACCTCGAAGTACTGACTCGACTTGTTCCGGCTTATCTTTTCATGAATCGCCGTTCCCCAGTGCGGGGAATTCGCGGCGGCGGGGTCGAAGACGTAGTCCGTTCCGTCTGCTAGAAGCGCTTCTCTCGGGCAGCCGAGACATCTCGTCGCCGTCATCCGCTGCCCGGCGTGGTAGCTATCCCCGACCCGGTCCTCGACGATGCTGACCACCCACTCCAGGGGCATGTGCATCCCACCGGCCAGTCCCTTGCACGCCCCGCTAGAATAGTGATCGAGAGGGAGTGGACCGAAGGTGCATGGGCAGGTCAACCATTTCGCTGGCATCTCAACACCTCGCCATCGCGATCAGAATCGCCCCGACCAACATCGCCACCATGCCGAATCCGATGTAGTCCGGCTGGCTACGAGACATCTCTGACCTCCTCCGCCTCGAATTGCTGGGCTAGGAGGCGCTCTTTATACCACTCTGCCACGCCACGACAGACACCCCCGAGAATGTCTTTGCGGAACTCCTTAAAGAGCGCGTCCTTGATGAAGTCGATCTCCTCCTTCATCACGTCGGTATGGACTTCCTTGATGAGGGGACCGATGTCCTTGGGTGAGTCCGTAATCACCCCCGCCTCGCGAAGATGCTGGACCGCCTTTTGCCACCGGGCCTCGGTCCGGAGCATCCCCACCAACCTGTCAATCACGCTGCCGAAGCTGGGCTTCTCGTACGCTACCCCCGCGTGCTTCTCCTTGAACGCCTCGCTGACGTACTTCCCCATCAGCGCCTTCTTGTCCACACCGAAGCGAGCATAGTTCTTGATGACGACGCCCTCGATTTTTGGCCCCCCGAGACAGGAAGTCAACTCTAGCCATTGCTTGATGTCGGCCTCGGTTAGTAGATCCCCAGGCCCTTGATACATTGCCGGGACTACTTCTAGATCCAACCGCGCAGCCTCTTCCCGCTTCCCATTCGCATCAAGATACTCCTCCTCCCCCGTGTTGATGTCGAAGAGGATGATGTTCCCCACCGGGACTCGCGAGTACGCCAGCACATTATGCTTCGGCTTGTCGAGGACCTCGCCGCGATAGGTGTAGCCCACCTTCAACTTGTCCCTCAGCGCTACCACCGTCGCCACCGCTGCGGCGAACATCTTGGGCGGGTTGTCGGGATCGATGTTCGCCCCCTTGCTGCGGATGCGAAGCTCCGTCTGGACGGCCCCATCATAGACCATAAACACCCCGAAGCTAAACTGGCTCCCGTCCACCTTCTCCTCTACTAGCACCGTATCTAGCAGCAGGTCCCTCACCCCTCGATGCCCCAGCGCATAAATCTGCGGGTAGGTGTGCCAGCTAGTCATGCTCGGCCTCGCTTCACCTTCTGCCCAAGCCCGGCCTTCGGAATCCTCGCCTGCCCGCGCCGCGCATCCTTCGAGACGCCCATCCGGTCAAGCACCTGGACACCACGCTCCTCGATCTTCCCCTGCTCCGCGGCTCCCTTTCTCTGCTTCTCCGCGAGCCTGTCATACGGCCCCGGCTTCTGCGGCTGAATCGTCATTCCCAGCTTCGCTTGCTTTGCCATGTCGATACCCTCCTTTGGTGCCGGGGGCCGGTATCGCACCGGCTACCTCGGCGTCTTCAGCGCCGCGCTCTACTCTGTGAGCTACACCCGGCAAAAACGGCGGGACCGGGTGAATCGTCGCCATGTCCCGGTCCCGCCTCGCGGGGGAGGAAACTAGAATCCGCTCTCCGCACCGCCCTCCGTCCCCACCGTACCGCCCGCCTTCTTGATCTCCGCGCGAGCAACATCCAACGCCGTCTTCCCGGTCAGTACTTCCTTCGTCCGCGGATCCTTCCCCGGGTCTCCCGGGCTCCGCATCGAATCGAAGACGATAAACGTGAAGCCCTTCTTGTTGCTGCCGCCCGTGAAGATGACTCGCGGCCCGTTCTCCTTCATCTCAAGAACCGTACTCAGCCACGCTGCGACTCCTTCCTTCGTCGCAGTAGGCGGCAGGAACGTGTTCAGCCCGAACACCCGCGCGAACCGCTTCAACGTCGCGATAACCCGCGTCCGTCTCGCTGCGATTTCCTCCTCCGTCGCGGCCCGAAGAATCGCCTTTCCGGTCTCCGGATTGATCTCCTTCGTTGCGGTCTGCTCGCCCCAGCCGAGAAACAGGTCATCGTAATACGTCCTGTCCACGGCCTTGTCGAGACCCTCGACCACCCGGAAGCCGACGCGAACCGCCGGGATCTTGTCCTCGTACACCTCGCGGAACTCCGCGCTTGCAAGTTGGCCGATGTGGTAGTCGCTGCGGGGCAACGGCTCTCTCCCCACCCGCTCCGTACTCTCCTCGACCTCCGCTTCGTACTCCATCATTTCCTGGAACGCGGGGTCAAGCTGTTCCGTTTCCGTTTCTGCGAAACTCGTGTCGCTACTCACCGCCGATCTCCTCCTGTGTGTTAGGGTTTAATATCTTCGCGTCCGGTTCTTTCCGTTGCCCTCTTGTCGCCTCTGCGAAGTGGATCAACATATGCAGCCGGTCTATCAGCTTGTGCGCCACCTCGCTCCCGTGATACATCACAACGATAGAAAACATCGCTGTCATGGCTTCGATCAGCACCTTCAGATGCCCGTTCGCCTTCTCGACCTTGCACTCCGGCTCATCCGGCTTTGTCGCATCGTGGCTCAATTTCCCCCCTTTTTCCCGGCCGCGTCAACGCGATACGCCGCCTCGACCGGGTCTAGTGGCGTTCCGATAATCTCCCCTTGTCCCCACAGCGTCAGAAACTTCTCCAGGCTCGGTTTGTCGATGATGTCTCCCTTCTTGAGAATGCCTGCACTCCGTTCCTTCAGCACGACCGCCTTCGGCCCGGTCGGCGACATGATCATCTTCACATTCAAGTCCCCCCAATGTGGATCCTTCTTCTCGCTCCAGGGGAACTCGCCGACGACCTTGGTCATGTCCTCATTGAACGCCTTATTCATGTGCGTGGTGAAGATGTAGTGTTTCTTGCTCGCCAGCACAAGATATTGCAGCATTCGCAATGGCTGCTTCACCCGGTTCCACTCGTTCCGGTCCTCCCCGCCCTTCACCGCGCTGCTCGCGATGTCCCAAAGGATACTCGCGGAATCCAGCCCCAGCGTCATGAACCGCTCATCCTTCGCCGCGGCCTCCATAAAGCTGCGAATCTGCGTCAGGTCGTTGCTCTGTATCCACGCAATCAGCGGATGCACCGCCTCGTCAATCCCCAGCATCTTCTTCACCCGTGGGATCAGTGTGAACCGCTTCGCCTCCCCGTTCGGATGCGGCGTGAGGTAGTTATGAGCACCGAACTCTGTATCTGCAATAGCCAAACCGCCCAATTTTGCCGCGCTGAGCATGAGAATTGATTTCCCCGTTCCCTCCATCCCGGCAACTAGGATACGCATGGGCGGTTCCTTCTGCATTTTCTGGCAGCCCGTAAAACAAGTCTTGCCTTGCGCCGTTTTGCCGGACCAAGTTTGAACCAAAGCAGGCCGATGATTGCTTGAACCTCCTCGAAAGTCGTGGCAACAAAATCGAAGCGGTAAACTCGTTTTCCTTTAGGGCTACGGCGGAAATACGGCCCGGTTATATGACCAAGACCGAGAACTGCCTTACGGAACCTAACGAGGTTGTGCTTTTCCTTCTGAACAATTCCGACACGGCCTCCGACGATACGTTTCGGATTGGGGCTTTTCCCGAGTCGATTTATGGAAAAGCATCCCTTTCCATCAAAGAACCCCGCCGCCCAGGCAAGTTCAAGTCTATTGAGTCTCATTCACCTCTCTCCTCTGTTCTCTTCCGTACAACAGTATATCCGCCCTTGAGAATGCTGTCAAGCTCCGTCTCGAAAACTCCAGTCGGGCCGCGAAGCCGGATGACCCAGCGAATCCCTCGCCCGTCGCAGTGTCTACACTTTCCGCGGTTCTCACACGCGACGACCTTGTACGCTCGGCCCTTCTCGTTGCTCAGCCGAGCCCCACGGCGGAAGGGGGCCTTGGGGGGTTTCTTCACGGCGTCAACCTCCACCACATCACCCACCCCACCGCGACCTCCTGAAACTCCGTCTCGAAGCAGCCATCCGCGCTTAGGCCGTAGCCCCGCCACTGGATCGCCCCTGGATACGCATGAACATCGAGATACGCGCACGCTCCAAGGTTCCCGCACTCATCCGGTACGCCGAGAAAGCACCCCGGCTCGACTAGCGGCGGACACGGAACCCCGTCCACCTCACACCCCGGCGCCCGTGCCCCGCATGGAGCAAGCTGGCAATCACACGCATTCCCCGCGCCATCCTCGCGCACAGAGTAGACTAGCACCGTGCTAGGATTGCTCGGGACCGGCGTGAGGCAGAGAACAGTGGAAACGAGCAGCGTGGCGATCATCGGGCCTCCTTGCGTAGAATATACGGCCTAATCCACGCATCGTCAACTTGACAATTTCCCGTCGCCGCCCGTACACTCTAATTGACCGCGACCTACAGGAGCGCCATGTCTACGCCTACCTCTACCCGTTCCCCCCTCGGCGACTGGCTCACCACCACCCCGCCGCCTCCGTCCTGGCTGATCCCCGACATCCTCCCCGCGGGCCGGATGATAGTCCTCGCCGGTTCCCCCGGCGCTGGAAAATCCTTCCTGAGCTATTCCCTGGCCGTGGCGGGCGCAGTCGGCGCCCCGTTCCTCGGCTCCCGGCCGGAATCCCCCTTCCGAACCCTCTACTTCGACGAGGAGAACGCGCCGGAAGACGCCGCCGAGTACCTTCGCTGGACATGGAACGGCCTTCAGCAGCCATCTGTAGCCCAAATTGAGGGCAATCTCTGGCACTATGGCCTTCAACTCAGCCGTCTCCCGAACTCCCTCGCCCGGGCCGAATTCATGGGCGCGGCCGCCGCCGCCCACCGGCCCGACCTCATCATCATCGACACCGCTACCCCTGTCTGCCGGATCGAGGACGAAAACGACAACGCCGAAGCTAGCCGCGCCATCGCTTTCCTCCGCCGTCTCCGTGCCGTGGCCGCGCCGAACTGTACCCTACTCATCCTCAAGCACATGCGGATTGACAAAGACAGCGGCCACCGCGACATCCGCGGTGCGAAAGCATGGTCCGGGGAATGCGACGGAATCTTATTCCAGGAGAAGGCCCCGGGTAAACCGTTTCCTATTCTTGGCCGCAAGTTTTCCTCCACCCGCCTCTCTCCGCAGAAGGTCCGTGCTTTCGGCCTCCAATTCCCGCTAAAGATAACACCCACTGAGGTTTCCGGCGGTATCCACCTCGCCGCCTCGCCTTACTACCCCACCCAAAGTTAATTATTTCCAGGCCCTTTTTCGGCCTCGATTTCTCGCCGTATCCCCTTGATTCCGCTCGCTTTGTTAATTCCTGGAAGCCATCGCTTCCCCATAGAGCCGCGGCCCCGAATTTCGTGGATTCTAGCCTAAGTCGATGATTCCAATAGCTTTGTTAATTCCCGGGTGACGGTAAGGTGGGTCTGACCCCCTAACCTATTGAAAAGCCTACATGTCGGAGTTAATTCCGGGCGATTTCTAATTACCCCCCCCTTAGAAGGGGGGGTAGGGTTAGGGCAACCCGAAGGGGGTGTTGCCTGCCCTAGCCGTGCGAGTCGGGTTAGATAGACATCCGCACAGCGCCGGATAGAGTAGCTTTGGATGTAGATCCGGATGAACGCCCGTTCCCGTGGCCTCAGCCGTCTCCCTCGCCGCGTCCAGGCCCGAACCGCCCAGCGCCACGCGGCTGCCTCTTCCATGATTATCTCCCGGGTCATCGGGCCGATCCCCATCCGGGCCAGCATCCGGTCAGACTTCCCGGCTTGCGTTTTCCCTCCCGGCCCGAAGACATGGCCTAGCTCGTGTAGTAAAGCAATCCTCGGCGCCCGAGCACCCACCTTGACAACCATGTCTTCGAAGTTTACGCTAGAGTCGAAGTCTAGCGCCCTGACGTGTCGAGTTACCTTGAAATTGCGAATTATCCCGAAAGGCTGCTTGCGTGGCATCTACTCCCCCCTCGGCGCACAGCCGGGCATGTAGTCGTAGCCATCGAACCATATCCCTTCCCGCCGAGTATCCGGCCGACTGCAATGCGCTTGTGCTTCTGCTAGCGTGACATTGTTGCGAATCACGCGCTTCCTGCCACTTCGCCAGAAGCGGATGATCCTGTAGACTCTGAGATTCGCTGCGGTCGGTTCAGGTAACATGATCTTACCCCTTCGCCTTGATTGCGATGACGACAAGTGGACGGCAGCGTTCGCAGAGGTTCACGCCGAAGCTATGCTGGCAATTCGGCCGCGCCATCAGTAGCTCCCCACTTTCCCGAACCGATTCCGGGTCCGTTCATTGCTCACATAAACCTGAATCGATTCATGCCCGGCCGGAGCGCAGACGGTCTCGTTCCGCCGCAAGTCTAGCTCCATGTCGTCCTTCCCCACGCTAACCGGCGTCTCGACTCGCCGAACCTTGACGAACCGCCTGCATCGCGTGCAGTAGAATTGAACCTTGCCCTTCGGAATCCGCCCCAAGTGTCTCGAAAGATGAAGTTCGATCACAGCACCCCCCCTTGCTCCGTGTCAAGTAGCAGATACAGCCCAAACGCGATCATCGCCAGCGCCACCCAGTGTCCGATCATCAGAAGTTCCCCCATACGGTCATATAGAATTGAACGAAGCGAATAAACAGCGCGGTCAGCAACGCAACAAGTTGAAACATGATCCCGCAGACTGCGATTTCCTTTAGCGCTTTCATTAGTCCGTGTCCTCCTCGATCCGTTTGTCGATTTCGTCCATTGTCGAATCCAGCACCCGAGGTAGGATAACGATCATCCCGCAGCCGCATTCCCATCGCGGCTCAATCGGCATTTCGCCGTATTTCGGAATGACATCCCAGCTTGGCCGTAGTATCATCGCGACATCGCATCGCGGACACCGCATCGGGCTCTTGACGACCGCGACGAACTCCTCCGTCTTCGGAACCTCGATTAGCTTAGGCATCACCGCTCCTGTGCAGGGCTTTCCTCACCTGCTCATTCACCCACTTGACCGGCTCTTTGATCATCGAATCATCCAGATGCGCGGGTGCGATGTACAGGTCATCCGGACCCATCCCGACATACGCCCGAATCGCGGCCGGTCCGTTCCTGAAAATCTCCGACCATGCGATGTGAGCCCAACGTGCGTCTTTCCCTAGCTTCACGCATAGCCCAAGGTGCACCCGCCGGTCAAACGCACAATGCGCCAACACGAACCCCGCGACGCTAAGGTCTAGCGGCCGCGTTTCCAGCCGCGTAACGACGATCATATTTCCGTCACCCGTCCAGGAAGACGTGTTCGGCGTTAGAGACATGATGTGCAGATCCACCGGCCGGATGGCTTGCAGCTTACTCACGAGCGCGAGAATCGCCACGCCCCTAGCCAGTAGCGTTTCCAGACCATACCTTGCGCTGCTTGTCGTCGCGACATAGATACTCAGTGGCATATGCTCGCTCGCTACGCTCTGATATCCACGCATCGGAGTAGGGCTACCCGCCAACGCCTCGGGCACAATCGGGTACGCTCCCGCGGGCATCGCCGTCCATTGTCTGCCCTCTGTTTCCGCCGTGAAGCGGTCTACTTGATCAAGCAGCGCCTCCGCCTTGGCCGCGATTTCCGGGTCTCCTCGCCGGGCATTCACGGCCATAGTCTGCCAATCTAGCCCGCCAAAGAAGTTACCCACTTCCGGCGCCCCTCTATCCGCCCCGCTTTCCTCCGCGAGTCGAAGCAATGTCTCGACATCTGGGACGCGGATCAGCGTGTCAAGCGGTTTGTCCTTCTCATTCACTAGCCCAAGCCGCGCAAGTAGCTTGTCTAGTTCAGGCTTTTCCATTGGTCCTCCGACATGCCCTTGCGAAGGGTAATGCGTTCAACTTGCTCGCGAGCCATGCCAACCGCAAGCAGAGCCGCGCCGAAGTAGCTAGCCCGAGGCGTGATCAGCACCTTGATTCCAGCCTTCTTAACTGCCTTGCGGATGCCCTGCACTCGCGTAACCCATTCCGTGTTCCCGACCGTGGCTAGCTCTAGCGCCTCATCCACGTCCCATTCGATACAGACGAAACGGTCCAGGCTGGCCGCGTCAAGGCGATTCCGCCCAACATACTCCGCCGTCCCGCCAAGCCCCCAAGCATTCGCGGCCGCGATTGCCACGAAATCCGGGTGACGCTTCACAATCGCGTCCGGGAACGCGCAGTGCCCGTTAGCCAGCGCCGCGTTGAATGGCAGCGTCGCAGACGGGTGACTCCCGTCATACTCATCAAATAAGAACACCCCGCCGTTTTCGTATCGCTCCCGAAACGGCGTCCGGATCACCTTCCCATGCGCGTCGATGAACCCGAGCAAGGGATACGGGGTATCGATGGCACCCGTAAATGCGTATTCCATGCCTAGCGCGTTCGCTGCGTTGAAGGCGGCCGTCGTTTTCCCGCTCCCGGCTGGGCCGGTCATCCACACGTTCAGCCGGTGTCCGTCTGCTTGCTTGGCTTGGACGACACTCAGAAGCATCGGGAATTGCTTGTGCTGAACACCTAGATCCTTGACCTCGCCCGTTTCCGTGTTCTTCACTTCGATCACTGTTGGCTTGACGTTGCCAATCGCATCCACCTTGCGACGGAGCGGAGCAATGGCCGTCTCGACTAACCCCGCTACCTCTTCCGCGCTCACAGCCGCCTTGACGCGGTCGGCGAGTAGCGGCGCCAGGGCATCCGCCAGCGTGCTTTCGAGGGAACCGGGAGTCGATGGCATAGGCTGCGCGGGCTCCGGCGTCTTCCCCGCCATCGCTTCATTGCACTCATCATGCCATGCCCGGCCGTTCACCGTGCGATTCCAGCGGATAGGCTGGCCTTTCTGAATCCGTCCGCCTAGCTTACAGTCATTCCCGGCCGCGCAAGTACCATTAAACTTGGCCTTGAACGGCGTTGCGTTGCTCATTATTTGCTCTCCTTCTCGCAGGCCGCATCAAACCGGCCCGCGTCGAAGCGTGTGCTGAAATGGCGGAACATGGCCTTAAAGGCTTCCTGAACTGCTTCCCCGGCCTTGCCATCGCCAAGGGAACGCGCTCCACGAACATACTCCGCCGCCCATTCGAAATGCTTCCTTGTCATCTTCGCCACCTCCCGCGGCCGCCCGCGTGTCGAGTGAAGCAGAAAAACAGATACATGTCAATCCCCTTCGCGATTAGGTAGATACTCGCGATAAGGCCCAGCGCAAGCAGGATCATTCGCATATGCCCGTCTCCTTGATGAGATTCATGATCGTTTCCTTGCTCAGCGTGTCGCCTACTCTATGCTCGCCTACGTCCCGCGTCAGGTTGAACAAGTCGAAGCCTTTCCTGCTACGGAATCCCGGCTGATAGCCAATCCTCACCGCGATTTCCTTGAACCGCCGTTCCGCCTCCTCTGTGTATATGCTCATTTCTCCTCCCGAAGTGTATGACCGCACAATACACAGCGATCCCGACTTTCCCGCTTGCGTTTGCCTTCTGCCTTGACGTAGCACTGAAAGCCATGCTCATCCGTGTAACTGAGTACCATCTTGTCCGCTTTGAGCCGTTGCCGAACCCTGATCATCAGCTTGTCTTGCTTGAGCCGCGCATCCATGTCTAGGTCGGATATGTCGGCCCACTTGATTCGGAACACGCTTGGAACCTCCTGATCCCGGGATCTCTGGGATCTCGCGGAGAATCTACTCCTCGCGTCCATCCTAGTCAAGCCTTACCTCGCCGATTCCGCTAGAAAGATGGCCCGATTCTTGCACCGCCTCGCCTATGCGTAAGTCGCAGACTCGCCTATGCGTCACGTGCGATGTTGCATATGCGGAAGGGGGGAAACGACTTAGGCGATCTCCTCCCTCTGCCTATGCGTACTAGACTGCGACGCATCGCTAGAATGCGATCCCGGTTCCCGATGCCCTAGGCTGCGGCCGTGAGCTTACGCTAGTGCTTGCGGCTAGAGCACATGCGAGCGCGCCGGACGCCTCGATGACGGCACCTACCCCCCGGGGAAGCAGCGGTAGCGCTGGCGTTGGACCCCTCGCCGCGGCTATACCACCCACAGAAACTTCATCGGCGTAAGTCGAGCAGCATCAACACGACAGCCGAAAGCAGCCACGCCGAACCGCGTCGGCGCCTTGACAGCGGGGGCCGGAAACGCGATATTATAAGTAGAGGAGTTTCTAGTGAATGTAGCGGTCAAGGTGCTTCCGGTAGTGCGGTGCCAGCGAATCGACGCGCTTGGTGAGCGGTGCCCCAACATGGCGCTCGGCGGGACGCATGTCTGCTACTGGCACTCTGGACTGCCGGGCTCCGTGACATCTGCGACGAGGGATCAAAGCATCTGGCAGGAGGTCGCGCCGGGCGTCTATCGCCGCAAGACACTGTACCCTCGGGAGTACGAGCGTGAGTAGGAACCGAGGGAACACAGGGCCGCGGAAGGCGACGGACCCGCTTCTGCCGCATGAGGAGGTCTTCGCACAGGCGTATGCGGACGGGATGTCCAGCACGCAGGCGAGCGAGAAGGCCGGGCTGAGGGACAAGTACGAGGGGAGCCGGTTGCTGCGGCGCCCGGTTGTCATGCGGCGGATCTTCGAGCTTCAACGGCCGTACGTCGTGTCGTGGAAGCATTTGCTCGGGAAGGCCCAGCAAGTTCTCGATGTCCACCTGAGCGAGCCGGATGGGTACGCGAAGGAATTGCTACTCGAACTGAAACGGCAAGGGAAGTTGACTGAGAAGCAAGTCCGCGCGTTTCTGGAGGTCATCTCCGTGAAGCCCGCGGATAGAAATACTAGCGCACGGCTAGTCATCGAAGCGATGAGTAAGATCAATCCGAAATCCCTGACCGATGCTGCCGCTCAGGAAGATGAGGCCATGAGCCGAGACAGGGCCATCGCGGAGATGTTGGGTGAGGATAGGACGGAGCCGGTGGCGGATGCGGTTGCCCCGGTTGAGGTTGAGGAAGTCACACCCGAGACGCCCGGCGAGTCGGAAGCCTACGACCGGGCGCTCATCGACGAGATCACGCACTAGATTCCCAGCACACAATCGAGGCCGATGCCGGACGAGAAGAAGCGTCTTAGCCTAGCGGAGGAGACTGTTCTTCGCGAGTGGACGAGGGACCTGTGTGTCTGCACGGAGGCGGAGATACGGGGGCGCTGGCTGGACCCGAGCGCACAGGAGGCTATCAACCGGATAGACCCGATGGGGTTCGAGGGGAGGCTGAAGGACCACAACCCGATCTACTTCTTGGCGGAGCGCGTCTACTTCAACCGCGTCATCAACAATCCACGATTCCTGTATCCCCCCACGCATCGAGACAAGCTGTGCAAGCGGCTGCTGGCCTATGCGATGAACGAGAACCCGGATGACCGGGGGTTCCTCTGCATCATGGCGAGGTCGAGCTTCAAGTCCACGTTCATGCACGGAGTCATGCCGCTGTGGTTGAGCCTCCGCGAGTGGCACCTCAACGGCGGCTTCCTGCGAATCGCGCTGATCCACCAGAAAGAGGAACAGGCGAGTGCCAACCTGATGCGGCTGAAGCGGAAGACGATGGGGCATCCGTTCCTAGTGAAGAACTGGCCGGAGGTGATCTCGACCCAGGACTACGGGACGAAGACGGAGTTCAACTGGAAGTTCGTGCCGCAGACGGGGGAACTCGCCGAGAGCAGCGTGATTGCGAAGGGGATCACGGCGGACCTGACCGGGTATCACTTCGACCACATGTTCTTCTCGGACCTCGTGGTGAAGGAGCATCGAAAGAGTAAGACGCTGAGGGATAGCACGAAGCTGTACTACGACGCGATCACCTACACGAGTGAGTTTGGCGTTGGGAAGCGCTGGCATGACGGGACACCGTATCATCCGAGCGACCTGTGGAGCAACATGATCGCGGCGAACGTGGACGGGAAGAAGATATATGACCTGTTTGTGCTGGGCGCGATTGAGGAGGTTGCTCAGGCGGACGGCAGCGTGAAGGATGAGTTGACGTTGCCGGTGAGGCATAGCTGGAAGATCCTGGAGGATATTCGCCAGGAGGAGATCAGCCGAACGGGGAATGACGACCTGTTCTACATGCAGATGCTTTGCAAGGTGAGGACGCCGAGAACGGCCGCGACGAGGCCAGAGTGGTTGAGGAAGTGTAGTGTCAAGGACCTGAGCCCGGCTGCGTGGGGGGTGATCATCATCGACCCGGCGTGGAAGGGGACGACGAACGCAGGGAAAGGCGACTTCGCGAGTATCCAAGTGTGGTTCTTCGAGCGGCGGGGGAGTCTGGTGCTGAGGTTCCTCGTCGATGGTCGCCACAGCAACGAGATGACGGACGCGGAGGGGAAAGCGGAGATCTTCCGGCTGATGCGGAAGTGGGGGATCACCGATGTCGCGCCCGAGGAGTTCGGCGGCTGGGCGTTCCGGGAAGCGTTGCGGAACGAGGCGGTGACGCGCGGGACGCCGATCAACATCATCGAGCTTGAGGGAGTGAAGCACAAGATCGGGAAGTCGCATCGGATCACGACGTTCCTGGGGGACGTGCAGTACGGACGGGTGTTCCTGTGTGAGGAGGCCCCGCGGGAAGTGCTGGAACCGTTCACGGACCAGTACAACGACTACGCCGGGCCGGAGACGTTGGACCACGACGACGCGCTGGACTGCGCCGCCTACACGAGCGACGAGGCCATCGCGACGAACTATGTGCCGAGGCTGAATCGGCGGTTCATGCGTGGGCAGGCGGAGGCGAGGCCGGAGGAAAAACGTACAAGGCATTGTGCCCTATGAAGTACATCTCTGTTCGGGCTCCGAACCGTTTTCACTGGCTACGGGCGCACGGCGGTTGCCCGCATCCAAAGAAACTAGAATGCGCGATCTAGTGCTTCAACTGATAGACCGCTTCGGCAAGGCCCCGGGGTTCGCAGGGCTGACGTTCTCGGCGCTTCTGAGCGCGAGCCTGCTTTGCGCGGTCGGGCGACTGGACGGGACACAGTACAACTTCGCGTTGGGGATCCTCCTCGGCGCACACTTTGGGGGCGGCGTCGCAGTAGCGCGGCGGGATAGCGTAGGGGGAAAGAATGGCAATAGCTAGCATTTTCGGATGCAACCTCAAGCCGGTGCTGGACAAGTTGGAGGTAGTAGAGGCGCTGGCGCGGCACAATCACGGATTGATCATAATCGCGGACCTGGACACGAAGGCGGTTCAGACGGAGGTGGCCAGTCTCAAGGCCGAGGTCGCGGCGATCAAAGCAGGCGTACAAGCTCTTCTCGACAGACACGGAGAAGGGCATTCTAAATAGAGGGGCATTGGCCCCGTAGACGGCTGAGGCGGAAGCCTAAGAGCCAAGGAGGAGAGGATGGCAAGATTCGTACAACGTAGGGTGTTCCACCAGAACACGACGGTCGCGTGTGGGGCGACGGACCAGAATAACCCGATTGACCTACTGGTGCCGAGCCCGAACTGCACGGCGCTTGAGGTCACGGTCACGACCAAGACGGCGGGGACGGGGACGGGGACGTTCAGCATCCAGCTTACGTATGGCGGGACGCCGACAGTGGTTGGCCTCGCGAGCGCGACGAGCTTTATCGACGCCGATGCGGCGGCCGGAACGGTCCACGGCTCGCTGTCGATCCGCGCGTCGATCAAGGACAACGAGGGTGCGCGGCTGGGGATCAAGACGGTGAAGTCGGGAACAGTTTCCGCCGACGCGACGTTGATCCTCGACTTCACCTGGAAGGAGTAGTCGATGGCGGCACCGGGGGTACTCGGGACGAGGAAGACGGTCAAGCTCGCTGGTGGGGCGGCGACACAGGCGATTGAATCCGCCGTAGCGGGGAAGATGATCGTGGTAGATGCCTTCTGCGTTTCTCCCGGCGCAGCGGGAACGGCGGATTTTCAGGGGACGAGCGGAACGAGCTTGACGGGGACGCTGACGCTTGGGACGACGGGGGCGATTTCTCTGTCGTCCACACAGGGTAACAGTCCCCTCTTCTGGACAGCAATCGGAGAAGGGCTACAGGTCGTTACGACAGCGGCGGCGGCGGGGTTTGTGACCTACCGCATCGTGCCGGTTTAAGGGGGAAGCAATGGCAGCGAAGCAGAGTCTTTCGGACAGGATCGGAATGTTTCGGAGCAAGGGTCCGAGGCAGGTGGCAATCAACACGAAACTGGGAGTCGGACGGCGCGGCGTTGGCGAGATGAGTCTCGGCGGCGGCCGGAAGCCGAGGGCCAGCGCGAAGAGGCCCGGGGGCGGAGTAGCCCGCGCGGCGATCAAATCAGGAAGGATGGGGTACTAGGATGGCTAGCGTCAGCGGGGATCGAGACAAGTACGGGAAGTCCGAGGAAGGCCAGTGCGGGCACGAGGACATCGGGAGCGGCCAGCCCGGGCATCGCAGCGTGAGCGGCGACGAGGGTGGGGACATGAGTGCGGGGGATAGAGGGCTGAGCGGGCCGCGGCAGAACGGACAGGGCCGCAATTTCAAAATGAGTTCGGACGACGCGGTCAGCGAGTCCGGCAAACAGGCGTAAGGGGGAGAGACGATGCCTCAGATCAACTTTGCAGTGAGCGGTGCCGCGACGACGACTCTGGTGGCGGCTGTGGGTGGCCAGACGTGTAAGGTGAGGGAGCTTCGGCTGTGGGTGAACGGGGCCGGGACGATTCGGTTGAGTGATGGAACGGCGGACCTCATCCAAGGGCTGACCGGCGCTGGCGTCGGCGCCCCGGACGGCGGGAACATGGAGATCGGCATGGCGTCGCTGAGCGGTAGCACCTACGTCGCCGCGTGTCAGGCCGCGAACAGGCCCTTGCAGCTTGTCACGACCGGAGCAGCCGCGCAGTTCGGTGGAAGCCTCCAGTACGACATGGTGTAGTCGATGGCGGTGAGGCGGAAACTCAGTGATCGGATGAAGCTCGGCGGAGGTGGCCGGTTTGCCAAGGTGGCAGCCGAGGCCGCCGCGTCGGGCGCGCGAAACCCAGCGGCTGTCGCCGCAGTCGCTGGGCGGCGGAAGTACGGCGCTAAGAAGATGGCCGAGATGTCGGCGGCCGGACGGCGGCGACACGCGAAGCGGGCGCAGTAGCATGGCAGCACGGCGGAAGCTAAGCGACCGAGGTGGCAAGGTCGAAAAGGTCATGCACGAGTTCAAGACAGGAGCACTGCGGAGTGGTTCCAAGCACGGCCCGCCGGTCAAGAACCGCAAGCAGGCGATTGCGATAGCGATGAGCGAGGCGGGTCTGAGTCGGAAGAACGCGAAGAAGCGAGGGTAGGTATGCCGGATCCGGTCAGCACGGCGACACCGAGCGGAAGCCCGGTCGTTGAGCAGACGGTCTTTGATGAGGTAGCAGACGCGCAGGTCGCCGCCCAAGGCCCGGCCTTCTTGTTCGACATGGTCAAGAAGGATGAAGTGGACTGGATGGCCAACCATGTCTCGACCTCCGACGCCACGCGGCGGAAGTTCGTTGACGTGTGGGATGAGATTTGGCTGAACTATCTTGTGACGTTCCCGAGCGGGAGTATATTCCCGCTGCGGAATCAGGTCCCCGCGGCGCTGCTCGGGCTGGCGAATATCGTGCCTGCGTATCAGGCGAAGCTGAAGGACCCCGAGACGCATCAGGTCATCGAGACGTTGGCCGCGATGGGGATTGGGCTTATCTTTGGCTCCCGCGACTACCTCCAGGCCATGCCCATCGGCATTGATGACCCGGAGAAGGCGCGGCTCATGACCCGGCTCATCATGGCCGTGCTTGAGCAGCCCGGGATGTTCCGGACGGTGTATCAGCTTCTCAAGAGCAGCTTCATCTTCGGGACGAGCATCCTGGAGATCGGCTGGGAGAGCCTGGAGCGGCCACAGGTGGTGAGGAAGCCAATCTACGATGGCTTCGGGCGGCTCATCGGGCGGGAGTTCGGTGTTCAACCAGTCAAGTACCGCGAGGGGCCGTTGCTGCGCGAGGTGGACATCTACGACTGGTATCCGGACTTCGCCGGGACGCGGATTCAGGAAGACATGGCGTTCGTCGCGAAGAGGTTCAGGATTACGAAGCACAAGGCGCTCGCGATGGCGAACGCGGGGATCTACAACAAGGAAGACGTGCTACTCGCGATTCGTATGGGCGAGAACGTGCTCAGCCAGGACCCGCAGACGTATCCGGAGCTTGGCGGCGTCGGCTTCCAGCGGACGAAGTACCCGGAGCATAGTCATGTGCTTCCGCAGAAGTACGGGCAGATGACGGGATTCGAGGGCTGGGGGGACGTGCCGTTCCGCGAGCCGGATGGATATCAGAACCGGGTGATCACGGTGCTCAACGGAGTCCGCGTGCGCAGCCATATCAACCCGTTCATCGATGGTATGAAGCCGTTCAAGGAGATCCTCGTCAATCCGATCCCGGGGAGGCACTATGGGCTCGCGCCCGCCGAGGTCATCCGCTTCCTCCAGGACGCGGCTGACAACTTCCTCATGGTCATGAACGACGCGGCGGATCTTGCGATCCACATGCCGATTCTGATGGGGAATGCGTTCGGCGGGGACCCGGACAGGCTGAAGCGCCGGATGCCGCTCGATGTCATCGAGTGCGCGAACGTGGACCAAGTCAAGCCACTGCCGGTGGACACGAACGTGTTGACCTACGCCGCGAATGAGTTGATGCGGAAGAAGTTCACGATGCGGGAGGCGGCCGGGGCACCGAACCCGACGCAGGGGATTGAAAGCCAGGGTGAGGCCACTGCGACGGAGATCAGCACGGTTAGCCGGTTCGCGACGCAGAGGATTGAGTTGATGACTCAGGTCATCGAGAAGGATGACCTGCCGTGGATCGGAAGGACACTCCACTCGCGGATTCGCCAGTTCATCCCGGACGAGGGGGCCATCGCGACGCTGGCCGGGGAGCAGTTTAAGATTCGGCTGGACGACATCGACTTCGATTCCGATGTTCGCTTCGTCGGGTCGAGGCAGGCAATTAGCAAGTTCCAGAACACAGCCCGCTTCCGCGAGGCGCTGAACGTGCTGGGCACCAACCCAGAGATCGTCATGATGTACCCGGAACTTGTTACCCGCTACTTCCGGGATGGCCTTGACATGGCCGATGCAGAGAACGTCGTCAAGGCGGCGATCCTGTCGTACCAGCAAAAGATGATTGCGGAGATGTCGATGCAGGCGGCTGCGAGCAGCGGTGGGCCGAGCGGCGGAGGCGGAGGGCCGGAGAGTCCGGCCGGGCAGACAGAAGCAAGCATGGGGACCGAAGAGTCGGCCACTGAAGAGGAGGGACAGGCCATTGAGTAGACGAGGAACGAGGGATCATGACAGGGTAGACGCTGCGGACCATTCGGATCATCCGATTCAGATCCGCGGTGCGTCGCCGGGGAGTCCGATGTTCGGCGAGCAGGCACGGCTCCGACGTGAGTCGCTCCAGCGGAGAGCGGAGGCGGGCGACCTGCGCTTGGTAACGGCAGGGCGAACCGCCCGCACCCGGCGCGAGAACGTCAACAAGATTCTAGCGGGGGACTAGATGGAGGAGGAGGCGAGAAGGAACTTCTGGCGCCAGGCCGCGGCGGCCGTGCTTCCCGGATCGTCGATTCGGGCCAAGGCCGCAGAGGAAGCGACGCGGAAAGCAATCGAGGAGGCCCCCAAGCCACCGCCCCCGCCGGACCCGAATGAAGTCGCAGTCCGGGCGTGGGTAGTACGAGACGAAGCAACCGCCCTCGCGCTCGAAGCGCTGATCGACAAAGCAATTCTGGCCGCTGCGGCCAACCGCCGCACCGACCTTCACTCACACCCGGCAATGGCGTTCTCGGAAGGCGTCTGCGCCGGGCTCGAAGCATTGAAACTGAAACTCACCAACTTGCGGACAAGCTAGCTTCCGATAGCCCCGCGGAGAAGACAATGGCAGACAAGGATAATTCCCCTGCACAGTCCGAGGCGAGCGCGGGTCAAGACGCCGCCAACGCGAGTGCCGCTGCATCGGGACAAGCGAATGCCCCCGACGATGCTGCGTCACTCAAAGCCGCCCTGGAATCGGAGCGGAAGAAGCGGATCGACATCGAGCGTTCCTACGCCGATATGCGGTCCAAGTTCAACGCCCGTGACCGGGAGGTCTCATCTCTGCGCGCCCTGCGGGATAGGATCATGACAGGACAGGGCGAAGACACGGAGAGCGCCGACGTTCCGGATGACGTTGCGAATGAAGTCCTCGCCACGCGCGAGGAGGTTGCTTGGATGAGGTTCCGTCAGGAGCATCCCAACTACACCGAGTACTGGGATGAGATGAAGGGACTGGCCGGGGATCCTACCACCCGCGGCAACATCGAGAGCTACCGCATCGTCAACGGGAGGCCGGTTCTCAACACCTTCGCAACCCTGCATAATGCCTATAACGAGGTCCACGTCCGGCGACTCGAAAAGGCGCAGAAGGAACTGGCAGGTCGGAAGGCCGTAGCCGACACCAAGAACGCACAACTCAAGTCCCAGGCGTTTATCAGTGGGGACGGAGCCGCGAGTGAGGAATCGGGAGCCGCGGAATACGGCATCCCCCTCGATGAACTGCTTCGTATGGAGTACGACCAGATCATCAAGGATCCTCGCTACCAGCGCTTCATCAACAAGGATGATCCGCCCCGGGGCATCAACTAGGAACAGGCACAATGCCTACTTCTGCAACAGCAAACATTCGCACGTCAGCGACGAATGCGAATCTTCTCCAGGACATCGTCCTGGCAAAGCTGTTCGTCTCCGTGCTGCGTAAGGACCTTGTCACTTACGAGCTTGGAATGATGGAGCAGCTTCCCATGCGGAGCGGCAAGAACCTCCGCTGGCAGTTCTTCGCGAACCCCGTTGCTGCGACGACGCCGCTGACTGAGGGAAGCGACCCGGCCAACTCTCAGGCCCTCGCGACGACTAAGGTCGAGGCGACGATCCAGCAGTATGGGGACTACTTCGAGCTTTCGGACTTCTTCACGGATGTTGCCCACAGCGGCACCAAGGAGGAGTTCGTCAAGGCGGCGGCGTATGCGGGGCGTCTGACCATCGACACCCTGAATCACGTTGAGCTTGCGAACACGACTACGAGCGTTGGCGCGGTAACTCCGCTTGTCGTGGACACTGTGAGGCAGGCTGCACAGACGCTCGCCTCGCAAAACGCCAAGTACCACCGTTCGAGCCCCGGCGGGAGCTACTATGTCTTCATCGGCTCCCCCAAGGCGTGTTACGTCATGTTCGGAGAGGGGAATCCGGCATGGTCTGACATCAAAACTCAGGCCATGAGCGATAACCTGAACTCTCCGCTCAAGGGCACGCCCGCCGCTTCCGCGATGTACGATGTCATCGTGAAGCGGTCGAGCAACATCCAGGTCTCGGGTGGAACGACCGATGTTAACTTCCTGATTGCGGATGACGCTTTTGGCATCTCCAGCCTTCAGCCGTCGCAGT